CCCACCTGATTTAGAACACATAAAAAAAGTAGGAGTTTTGAAGAATGATATGATAACCATGTCAGTAATTCAAAACTCTGATTATTTTTCGATGATTGATTCTATGGATGGGATAATTGCTTTAGGGTATGAAAATGAAAGTGATGACGTTGATTTTGATAGACAAACTAGATTAGTTTTCTCGTTTGGTGAAACTGAAGAATCGGTAAAAAATAAATTATATGAACGAGACATCGTTTTAGAATTTGAAAAAAAAGTAACATATGAACACTAATCAAAAAAAATTAAAACTTGTTAAAGAAGGATTTAGAGTATCAACTCTTCAGTACTTATCTGATAAACAAGTTAACGCGTTATATACACGTTTATTAGAGAGTAAAAAAGAACCTAACGAAGTTCAAACAGTTACTTCTACAAAAATTATTGCAACACCTGATGAGGTTAAAAAAGGTGTTTCAACTCAAGGAAAAAGTATGGCTAAAATGTTTACTGAAGATACTCCTGTAGATAAAGATGACGAAGATAAAGGTGAGGTAAGTCAAGACCCTGTACAAGTACAAGGGCCTGATGGAATGGATGATGATTCGGATAACCAACTTCAAGAAAAATTTGAATCTAAAAGTCAACAAAAATATTTCTTTGCAAGATGTAATGATAAAACACAATCTAAAAAAATTAGAGATAAGTGGTGTAGAATGGCTGATGAGTTTGCTCAAGATACTAAATTTAATAAATTACCTGAAAAGAAAAAAGAACCAAAAGAAAATTTTAGTTTCGATGATTATACTAAAAAAGTAGGTGCTGCATTGACGGGTGGAATGAAAAATAATTTGACTAAAATATCTCCAAGTGTTACTATTGGTGAAAACGAAATAGAAAAACAAATTATGAGATTAGTTGAAAAACATATAACACCTAAAATGTCTAAAAAAGATTTTTTAAGTTTAATTGGTGAGGACACAAAAACTGCTCCGGCAAAACCAAAAGTTAAACCGGGAACAAAACCGGGAACAGATTCACCATACAAACCTAAACCGGGTGTTAAACCAGCTCCTAAAGCAAAAAAAGAAATTGATGAGGATACTAAAACGGCTCCTGTAAAACCAAAAGTTAAACCAGGGACAAGACCGGGAACTGATTCTCCATACAAACCTAAACCGGGTGCTAAACCGGCACCTAAAGCTACTAAAAAAGAATTACCTACTTGGTTATCGTTTGATAGTATAGGTCTTAAAATTGATTAATCATGAGTTTAAATATAAAAATGGAAGAGATTTTAAAAGCTAAAACAAAATTAGAAAAAAAATTATCTGAAGGTACTATCACTAAAAATGAACGTTCATTACTTAAAGAAATTAAAAGTGGTTTAGTTGAGGCACCAATTGATTATGAAGGTCCTGAAAGAATGGAGCCGGGTATTGAAAGAAAAATTACTTCAAAACAAACACCATTTAATCAAAATCCTGCTTTACCAAAAGACGGTGATAAAGATTATATTGAAGTAATCTCGTCTAAACGTTTTAAAGATTCTGTAGACAAAGTAAGAAGATATTTGGGAGATACTACCGCAATCCAAGGAAACAATCCAATGATGGGGTTAATGTCGACTGTAATGAGTGGTTTACAAAGAATTATACAAGTTGAATCTCAAAATAAAGAATATTTAGAAAGATTAGCAGTTAATTTAGTTGTTAAAGAACTTGGAATTCCTGAAGGGTCTTTACAGTTTGACGCTAAATTAGTTCACGGACCTATGGCCGCTGCTCAAGGAATGCAAACAGAACCTCAACAACCTAGTGATGAAGAAGTTAAAGACGCATTTAAAAAGGCAGAAGACCATCCTGAAGAATTAGAAGATTTTGCTGATGAGTTTGAAAAATTCAATTTAGAAAAGGCGAAACGAAGATTAATTAATTCATTAATACAAGGAGCGGCTTTTAAAGGTGGTCATATGTATGTGTTAGTTAGTGATGAATTAAATAATTTAGACCCTAACTTACTTAATCATTATGGTGTTACACAATCCCTTATGGAACATTTATACTGGTTATACCCGGATATGGAAGGTATGGCAGGTTCAGGTGGAGGACAAATGGGACAAAGTGAAGTTGATGATGAAACAGACCCACCAACAGTTAAAGCAAGAGCTATGACGTTTCCATTATTGGTTCACGAATTAGTAAAAGGTGTATATGAAGTATTTGGTACTCATGGTTTACCGGATGACCCAAAACAAGCTGAAATGGTTTTAGGGGCTGAAGATACATTACCTGCCGAAATATGGGATTCTAGATTAGGTCCAATATTTTGGGAAAAATTTTTAGAGGCGTATCCTGATAAATTGTTTGATGATGATATGAAACACATCCAACATTATTTATTTGTGAGATTCTCAAAACTATCAGCACAAGAGTTTTTAAGAGTAGCTAAACTAATATTAGAAGGAAACCCACAAGGTGCTCAATTTATTCAAAGAATGGTTGACGAAATCGTTAATGATTTGAAAAAAGATGAGTATGAAGATAAAATGGGTGACGATAATGATGATGATGACTACGGTGACGACGACTTGGATGATTTTGATTTGTCGGCACTTGGGTTCTAAAAACCAATCCGACTTATGTCAAATTTAACAAAAGAACAAGTATTAATTGAATACGTAAAATGTAATAGAGATGTTGAATACGCACTTAGAACGTATTTAGAAACATATGATAATACGGTTAAAAAATATGTTCCATTAGAACTTTTCCCGGACCAATTATCATTATTAGAAGATTACGAGGAATACAATGAGAATATAGCATTAAAGTACAGACAGGCCGGGGTATCAACAGTTACCGCGGCTTGGATGTCTCGTAAACTTGTATTCGCAAGAAAAGAAACCCCCGAGAAAATATTGATTATTGCCAATAAGTTGGATACTTCATTGGAGATGGCAAATAAAATAAAAGCGTTCGTTGCTCAATGGCCGTCTTGGACCGGTGTGGATTTTGATAAAGCAAAAAATTCCCAAAAACATTATAAATTAACAAATGGTTGTGAGGTTAAAGCCGTTGCGACATCTAAGGATGCCTTGCGTGGATTTACACCTACAATACTTGTATTTGACGAGGCGGCGTTTATCGAAGCCGACAGTGACTTTTGGGCTGCTTGTATGGCGTCCCTATCTACGGGGGGTAAAGTAATTGTTGTTTCAACACCTAACGGATACGACCCAATTTACTATGAAATATACGACCAAGCGTTACGTAATATGAATGATTTCAGAATTACTGAGATGTTTTGGTATCGTGACCCACGTTATACTAAAGATTTATTCTTAGTCAAAACAGATGATATTATTCATTTCTTATTAAATAAAGAAGATTATAATCCGGACGAATTTCTTGATTGGTCTAAAATGCCATATGAACATAGAAATTATCAAGAATTAAGAGTTCTAATGGATGCCGGTTACAAACCTTGTTCAAGTTGGTTTGAGGCGATGGTTAAGAAATTAAAATATGATAAACGTAAAGTATCTCAGGAGTTAGAATGTAACTTCTTAGGTTCGGGGGATAACGTATTTGATTCACTTATGATGCAAAAAATTCGTGAGAATATGATTCTTGAACCTATATCAAAATTAATGGGTAATGCTCTTTGGATTTGGAAAGAACCTGTGATTGGTCATAAATATATTATGGGTGTCGACGTTTCTCGTGGGGATTCTGAAGATTTTAGTTCATTCCAAATTGTAGATTTTGACACTCAAGAACAAGTTGCTGAGTACGTGGGTAAATTACCTCCCGACACTATGGCGGAAATTTGTCATAAATGGGCGACAAACTATTCTTGTTTTGTGGTAATTGATATCACGGGAGGTATGGGTGTTTCAACATCAAGAAAACTCCAAGAAATGAATTATAAAGATTTATATGTTGATGGTGTTGACACGGCAAACAAATGGAAATACGACCCAAAAGCTGCGGAGAAAATTCCGGGAATAAACTTTAATAATAAAAGGGTTCAAATCATTGCTTCGTTTGAAGAAGTAATGAGACATGGATTTAGAATTTATAGTTCCCGTTTATATAATGAAATGAATACTTTTATTTATATGAATGGTAGACCTGACCACCAAAAAGGTCATCATGACGATTTAATTATGTCTATTGCGATGGCAACCTACGTTGCGGAATCGTCTTTTAGTAAATTGACTAAAGTTACTGAACATACTAAAGCAATGATTGATTCTTGGGCGGTTACTAATAATGACAATGTAAGTGAATCATTAGCGTTTAATCCTGTTATACCAAATACTCGAGAAAGAATTGGTCAATTTAGTAATGGTAATATAAGTATGGACGATTATATGAGATACGGCTGGTTATTTGGTGCAAGATAATATTTATCAAATAAACATAAATGGGTATTACCGATAGAAAAACATCTACATTAAATAATAGTATAACATTTGACGCAAATGCGGATTTGTATGCAAATGCAACTCTTAATTTGGGTGTCGGTAAATCAGGTGGTTTTGTAAATCGAAAAAAATCAGGTAAAATTTTCGCAGGTTCTAGAATGGTTGTTCCGGGACAAGATATTTTAAGTGTTAAAGTGTTTGAACCTGATTTTAATAGACCTAGAACTGTTGATACATTTAGTGGGGCTCTTCCACCAACACCAACCCCTGAACCAACACCGACTCCAACACCAACACCACCACCAACTAGTACACCAACACCTACACCAACACCTACAATGACTCCGTCACCAATTGTTGAGATTTGTTACTTAGCAACTGAGGACTTTATCCGTATTATTGCTGAAAATGGTGATAACTTAATTGTTGATTGTGACCCATTCCCAATACCTGTACCACCGGTTAATTATCCAACGCCAACCCCCACACCAACAATCCCATGATGATATTTGGTTAATCTAAACTATTTATTAAAATAAAAAAATATTTAAATTTTTCATATGGAAAACAATCAAAATAATGATTTAACGGTTTGGCAAAGGTTATCCAAAGCATTTGGACCAAATTCGTTATTGAATCAAGATTATCCCGTATATCAGTTAGATAAGAAGGAATTATTAAAAACCACTTCTAAAGATGAATACGAGAGAGAAAAATTACAGGCACAACAAACTTATTATCTAGCCAATCAATGGACTAAAATTGAAAGTAATTTATATACTCAAGCGGTATATTATGAACCAACTCGTTTAGCCTCATTTTATGATTATGAATCGATGGAGTATACTCCTGAAATTTCTGCCGCTTTGGATATCTATGGTGAAGAATCAACAACTGTTGACCAGAATGGTTATATGTTACAGATTTATTCTGAATCAAAAAGAATTAAAGGAATCTTAACCGACTTATTTAACAACGTATTAGATTTAAATACTAATTTACCTATGTGGACAAGAAATACTTGTAAATATGGGGATAACTTCGTGTATCTAAAATTGGATGCTGAAAAAGGTATTGTTGGGTGTATGCAATTACCAAACATTGAAATAGAACGTTTGGAAAGAGGTATGGCAGCAAAATCAGCAAATGTTGAAGAACCGGCGGAAAACAAAGGTTTACGTTTCAAATGGAAAATTAAAGACATGGAATTTAACTCATGGGAGATTGCTCACTTTAGATTATTAGGTGATGACAGAAAACTTCCTTACGGTACTTCTATGTTAGAAAAAGCAAGACGTATTTGGAAACAATTATTACTTTCAGAAGATGCGATGTTAATTTATAGAACTTCAAGAGCACCTGAAAGACGTGTATTTAAAGTTTATGTTGGTAATATGGACGATAAAGATGTTGAACCATATGTACAACGTGTTGCTAACAAATTTAAAAGAAGTCAAGTAGTGGATAATAAAACAGGTAATGTTGATATGAGATTTAATCAAATGGCTGTTGACCAAGATTACTTTAT